CAGGAGGTACAGTCCACGATGTTCCCGATGTCAGGAATATGGTGACAGTAGTCGGGCTAGTCCCCCCGTCATCCGCTAACGGGGCAGCGGCTAACGGGAAGAAGCCAAGCATATTCTATCACTCCATTGGAGGCGTGAACGTCTCACCATCGTAAAGCCAGCCGATGCCCACCTCTAACGGGGCAGTAAGCCACTCATCGATGTGAGAGGGCGGCTCGGTTCCCCAGCGAACATAGGATTCAACGATTACTCCGTTTTCAACTCTGGCTTTGACTATTGGCATCGTTAACTCCACGGGCCAAAGGACACTGCAGTATAATCATCTGAAAACTGCAATGCACGAAAGTATGTGTTTTGTTGCACACTTGCTGCTGTAGCGTTAGCTAGAGTAACTGACGGAATTATTGTCCCACCTGTTGATAAGCGAAATTGGCCACGGATATTTACGCCTACGGAGTTTCCTGTCGCTGCTGTGACTATAACCGCGTTAGAGGTACTCCCTGTCCAGTACGAACCGCCGACAGTCGCGCCAGCAGCTGGGCCTGCGGCATCGAAACCAACCGCCATAGATAAGGCGCTCGAAACTATAGCAGTGCCAGCACCAAGAAAACTAAAGGCTAAGTTTCCAGATGTAGCCGACATACCATTAATGGACATGAAGCATTCATAACTGTACACACCTACTGTAAGTGTCAAACTACCGTTTGTAGTGGCATTAAACAACTTTTGCGAGGATGTGCTGCTTGCTAACGTGTACGTTGCATCTTGAGAAATCCAGTATTCGTATGGAAAATCTTCAGCCGCTGCTGTACCATAAACGATAGATGATCCGCTTAGAGAAAGCAGTCCACCTGTGCTGGATGAAGTCAAAACACGCGACAGGGTGGTGCCAGATGACGTGTAAACGCCTGTACCAATCTCCCAGTCAAGGCCATCTTCAATGGTATACCGCACAGTTTGGCCGTCAGTTAAGCCAGCAGAAGCAAAAGACTGAAAACCACCAAGCACTGAGCCGAGGGTTATTGTCCCCGTCCCCGTTGTTGCTGTGGTCATCTTTGCGCGGTTAACCAGCGTCACCATGACTTGCTACCTTACGCGATGCGGATGATAGCGTTAGTGGCGTCAGCGGTCGGGAAGACGATAGTAAAGTCACCAGCGGTAGAGGTCTTGTCAGCACCGAAGTCCAAGACAACCACAGTCGGGTTGGTCAAGCCAGCCGAAGAAGTCGTGTTTGGGGTGGTGTTGTAGATCAACGCGCCACGGGCTGTGATGGTTGCGGTGGTGAAGGTCAGGTCAGCAAAGTCAGTAAATGCCGTGGTTCCTGAGTTTACTGCCGTGATGTTGGTCAGTGTTCCGCCACCAGCGGCGTAGGAGCCAGAAGCACCGACTTCATTGGTTGCCGTGTAGGTGGTAGTTGCAGCGGTGAAGGATGCGGTGTTTGTGTACAGAGCCAGCTTAAACACGTCACCCGTGGTAAGCGTGAAGTCGTGGCAACCTTTCAAGAGTTCTGTCTTGAAAGAGGTACACATGAAGTTTCCGGTAAATGCCATTAGAGCCTCCTGATGAGTTCAGCGAGGTCAGGCCGACCCGCATCGTTGAGTGCATTATACACAGTTGTGCGGTCACTGGCGATAGCCTGCCGCATGTAGGTCGCAACGACCTTTTCAATTGCCGATTTGTAAGCGTGCGCCTGCATCCTGAGTTCGGCAGGAGCCGTATCAGACACAGATACAATCTTGTCAGCGCAACGCGAAGCGACTTCCTCCGGCGTAAACCCACGGCCAGAGGTCGTGTGAACCTGCACCATGGATGCGTGCTGCGGAAGATCCATACTCAAGGCAGGCGTCAAACTCATGGGGCACCCCGTCGCGTCTTCATGGTCAACCCAGATCCTCCGTATTTTGCTTCGCTTGAATTTGCGTTCAAATTGTCCAACGCGGATTTGTACAAGCCATCCCAGATGGATATCTTGGCATCATCCTTAAGATATGGTGCCGAGTGGACCAGCGTTCCGTACAAGTACAGATCGGGGGCTTGCGTCAAAAGCCAGTTAGTCGTGTTCACATCAGACAGCGCAGACACTCGGCTGTAATAGACCAGAGAAATGTTGTAGGTCGCATCCGGCGTTGGGTAAAGTTCAAAGGTTCCAGCCGTTAAAGCGTAATGCGTCGGCCGGCCCGTCACGTCGCGCCGATCATCACGAAGCTGCAACATCTGCGCCGTGCTGATCGGTTGCAACTCGCTGGTCGATCCATCCAAAACCTGAAACCTGATCGTCGAAATGTAGTCCGACGGGATGACGCTGTATTGCGAATCCAACTGCGCTTCGCTGCGCTTTTCCTGCCGCCAATGCCTGACATCTCGGTCAACACGGCTTTCCGCCAGGCGAATGAATGACGGTATGACCGACGCAAGGTCATCACGGTTTAAGAAATCTGCGACAGACGCCTTTAGTTCGGCATAGTTAGCTAGGGTCATTCTTCAGCCTCATAATCCTTGCGTTCCCATGCCTGACAGGTCCGCAGATTGTGGCAGATAAAGTCGAACTTGTGGCAATAGCCTCGACCACCGCCGTCAGCGTCCAACGCGTTAAACGGGATCTTTTCCATGGCCCGCATCATCTCCGGCGTGTTCTCAAAGTATTCGCAATTGGCGCACAGCTGCCGACGCGCTTCTTGCGACGAGATGCCCCAGATATCGGCTAGGCCGTCCCAGTAATCTGGATTCGCGCCAGGCTTCGGGCTGGCCTTGTCCGGGCCTAGGTTCCAGTTATCAACCACACGTTGCAGGTTAACCTTGTTCTCTGCCGTGCCGACGATCTTGGGCGTGACGATCCGGCCCATGGTTTCATTATCCATCACATCTTGCCCTTCTTAGCCTTGCCAGCCTGCGACAGCGCGATGGCCACAGCCTGCTTGCGGCTGGTAACCGTGGCGGCCTTCTTTGGGCCTTTCGGGTCAACACCGGCGTGCAGTGTGCCAGCCTTAAACTCGCCCATCACCTTGGCGATCTTGGCTGCGGCTTTGGTCGGCTTTTTCATTGCTGTTGCTCCAGGTTGGTTTGGCCGGATAGTAACGCATAAGCAAACCTTGAGATAGCCATTAGTATTGCTCCTCTGTAGGCTGCATGGAAAGCAAGCCTGCTGGAAGCCCGATGCCTGCAATTGAGAAAAGAAGCTGCGGGAATCTTTGAATTAAGTCAGCGCGTTCTGCGTCAGAACCATATGTCAACACATTCCTAACCCCAGAGTTGCGAAGAAGGTCAGCCGCCTGCGTTGCGTTATCCGGCACAAGAGCAGCAGGAAAGTCACCAAGGTTATACGACAGTTTTGGCTTTGCCTCAAAATACTCAGTCGGCATTGTTCGTGCTGTTTCAGCCAACTGCGAAATGTATCCGCGAACCTCATCAGGAACATTGCCAAACCAACTTGCGCTACCACCGCGCCCGATCTCAGTCATTGCATCCTTGGCATCGTAAGCCAAATTAGAGTTTTTCGCATATTGCTGCAAATCACTCAAAACAGTGTTGTATGCGTCACCAAACGCATCTGACATTGGCTTGAAATTACCTTCTGAAGTAATCCGATCTCTTGCCGCCATCACATCTTTCGCAGAGCGAAACTGTGGCGAAACTGCTGCGCGGAAAGATCCGGGTCCATAGTCCCACCCTTCTGATCCAGCCGTGTAAGCCTTGTCGCCGCTCATGCGCTTCATAACTGTGTCCAGCGTGTATGGCTGCGGCTTCTTCCTGTTGCCTGATGGTGTGAATTGATCCCTTGGATACAAAACACGCTCCACATCAGAGTATGCCTCAAATCCCGGCATAAGTGGGGCATCTTCGTAAGCTGAATAACCTATTTTGGCACGAACGTCTCGAACATAGTCCCACATGCTATTGTAGCCCTTGGGGTCAATTCCCTCCTTAACCCCAAGCTGGGCCACTTTCATCATTTCGTTAGCATCGCCAAAGTTGTTTGCTGCATCCATAAACGATGCAACATCACGCATATGTCCGAAATCTTTGCTTGACCTAAGCGAATCTTAAGGAAATGAGATCCTTCAGAACCAAGTAGCAAACTACGTGCAAGATCTGTATCTGAGATACCAGGATACATCTGATTTAACTGACGCTTTAATGCTGGATCAGCCTTCTGTACCTTTTCAACTGCCA